AACTCGTGTTTACGATTCATTTTTTTTTTCCTTTCGATGTATTTGGGACGCCTCATCCCAAAGTAGTCAATAATAACTTTCTCTAACACCCACGAAAGAGACTTGTTCTCAGAAGCTGCAATCTTACGCAGCCCTGCTTTTATTTCTGGTGGCAGACCGTGACCTATTGACTCTCTACGCTCACCACTAAAGAGTCTAGGTGCTATGATGCGTGGTTTACGCTTCATAGTCTGGATTCTCACGCAACCACACTACTTGCGTAGGTGTAGGCGCTTCTTCTACAACAGCAACAACTTGCACTACGAATCTACGATGGTATCTACCAGCCTGAACTTCCTTGGTAGCTCTTACAATCGCATCTTCGACAGTATCGAGAAGAATGTGACGCGCCTGTTCCGGACTTGATGTTACATAGAAACGCTTCATTAGTAGTCTCCTTATTAGTTAGTTAAAGGCGGGGTTCCTACAGTTGATACGTCACATGGATACGTCTGTAGGAACCCCTATTACTGAAAAGCTACTGTCCACTAGGGCACAGATTACAGTTGTGTTTTCACGTGAGGTCTAAACACAACACTGTTTTTACAGATAACCTTCCAGTAAATCTGGTTCAATTACAAAGAGTCTTTATCGTCCTCAGATTCGACATCTTCAACGAGGTCATCGTCGTCGTTGTCATCATCTTCGTCGATATCTTCGACTTCGGTGTCCTTGGAAACTTCATCCATGTCCACCACATCATTGTCTTCCTGCATGAAATACTTCATTGTCATTCTCCTTTAGTTACCGAGTTAGTGGGTGTGGGATGAGCGCGACCTATTGTTGTAAACTATGATGGCAAATAGTCTACAACTCAACCCCTCTTATTCAATATATTCGAGGGCATCCCACAAATAGTTACGCTACCGGCGAAACGTCCGTCTTGATTGGACGATACTTGTGGTTAACGCGATTTACCTGACGATTCTGGTAAACATCGTTTTCCACAAATACGTCAAGTTCACGCCCTTCCGCGGACTTCAAGTCAAAGCGAGTATTCGCCTTAACTTCCACGCCGAAAGCCTGCAAGAATCCAACAGCAAAGCCAATTGCCTTACTGTTAAAATTCCAATCAAGCGGGACGTTTGCGAACTCCTTGTCACCCGTATCACCGTTGAAAAGAATAGTTCCTTCAACGGGATAGTTTGTGGAGGGGCCTTTCTCTGACGCCTTTGCGGGAGCCTCTCCCACACTTTCGATTCTGACCCTATACCACGCGGGAGTGACAACTTTCCCACGGAGTAAGTCGCGGTCATTGAATTGGACTGTCGGCATAGTTATATTCTCCTACGGCTTAACGAATGGACTTACGTTTGGTTGTTGTGTTGTTGGAGTTTGGGATTGTTGAGATGGTGTGATTGTTGGGATTCTTTCCACAGGTTTTTCATCTTGGAGCCTCTTTATTGCAGGTCCAATCCACTTCTCGTATAGAGGGTCCGCATTAAACGTAATTTCCTGCGGTAAAGGTAATGAAGTTCGCGCATAATCATTACCAGTGTGGGTGGTCCTTAAGGTGTATGCACCTTCCTTGTCTGCTTCAAATGCAGGGGTAATATTGAAATGATATACCTCTGTCATATATGAAGCTATCTTTGCGCTAATCTTCTCAGCACCAGTCACGATTATTCGTGAATGATGGGTCAACTTATTAGCATCGTTGTCCTTACGAGCACCAAGAACGTGTGCGATTAGAATGATATGCACATTGTGGAACTTGTGAATATCCTTCAAGATAGCCATCATTTCTTGGAAAGCAGAAGACTCAGCGTTAAATTCCTCTAACCCTGAGACTGGTATTCCGCCGATAGTCTTACCACCACCCTCTCGACGCTTCATCTTTTTAACTTGGCTAGTCATAGCGTCGCCAATGGAAGTGATAGAGTCTACGACTATTAGTTTGTATGGACAGTTGACTTGTAATGCTTCGAGTTTAGCGCGAGGCTTATCCCAATCATTATAGTCATCATAGTCAACCATTCCTTTACCATAGATACCCCATCTCTTAGCAGGTAATGTTAGTGCTTCCATCTTTTGGTCAGTGGAAACCCAATATTGTTTACCGGGATAAGATAGGGCGCATGTAGATTTACGTGTCCCTGGCTCACCTTTCAACATAGTAAAGAGAGCTTGCATGTTGACACTTTCGAGACTTGGCATTACGCTCCTATTGCTTCGTGAACAAGCCCAACTGTGTATTCCGTTGTAGCGAGGCCCAAATGCATAGTTGCATATGCAATTGCGCCAGTCATAGTCTCGAACGTCATTGCAAGTTCGATACTCTCAGTGTAATGAAATCCACTTGGATGATTCTTGACGTAGACTCCATCACGTTCAATCACATACTTAGTCATTTTTGAATCTGTCCTTCTGGAGTAACCAGTCGTATGACATTACTCCGTAAATAGGTTTATTTCGACGAACTTTAGTCAGTCTTAATTTCATTTCCCGCAAGGAACGCCGCAATAGCCGCCACATCTTCATCTTTGACCTTCTTTCTTTCGATACAGTCATTGCAATGTGGTTTAGCCATAGGCCCACCATTAGACCCATTGAGCGTTACTTTGGTAATAATCATTGGCTCACCACAACGATTACACTCACAAAGTTTGCCTTCCGCAAGCGCGATGGGAATGTAGTGCGAGCACGCCGGGTGCATACACTTGTAGACGAGATATTCCTTGTCCGTTCCAAGGTCTATCTTTTTATACTTGTGTATGTGGTTCGCCAACTTCTTAGCCATTACTTTTTCTCCTCGAATACGACCGTCTTTACTACTCTGACGATTCGCATCGGATATACTTCTCCACTATTCTCTTTGATATAATGGAGTGCGTCAGTATGTCTGGTGAACTTATCAACGCACACGAATTTGGCGCCTAACTTCACTTCGACCATGTATATTTTGCTCATTATTTCTCCAGTTTGGTATCAAAGCCACAGCAATGACACCATTTTAATTTGAGGTCATATAACCACTGTAAACAGACTTCACAGTAGGTCATTATTCCTCATCATTAGTCGGATTCCATTGTGGACCGACCTTAAAGTAGAGTTTAATATTCTCCTCACGCATGGAAGGATTGTCAGAGCACACATGCTCATAGAATGCACAATCACCATACTTACCCTCACAATGAGTGAAGTTCGGTGGAAAGTGTCCTGTTTCCGCATACATGAGTAGTAGTTTAGCGTAATATGGCAATGTCTCAGACTGCCATTCGATAAGGCGCTCTGCTGTGTAGTTCACTGGTGTTCTAATAAACTTTTCCTCAGGCTTGAGTGATGATTGGAAACCTATCTTGTTAATCATCACCTTACGAGTGTTCATCAAGAGACATTGGCCCATGAACTGATTATTCATGGAGTTAGTATTGCGACGTTGTTTCATAGTCTTGTGGTCCATGCTCAATATATCTTGGTTAGTGTCACCAATATAATCGAACTTGGCTTTCCACATTATACGAATCTCGTCGTCCTCGTATAACACTTCCCCTCTGACACATTCAATATCGAGAGGAACCCAATGGTCATTACGCCAGAAGTCTACATACTGCTGGCATGTATCTAACACGTAATGCCAACCAGTCTTATAACCTTCTGATTCTTTCGGCGTATTAACCATGCCGGGAAATTCATTAGGTTTATGATTGCATGGAGGTTTGGGAACTTCTGGTGTTGCTACGAAGTCTGTGCATTGTGGACAGCCTTTAACGTAAAGTTCGGCTGCTGCAAATGCGAAGCTTACTGCTTGTTCCCTCTTAACACCAGCTATCATTGACTTGTAGAAGTATTCGAGGAACACATGGACTAGCGACCCACACTCAAGCGAATTCGATTTACCACCAATCGACACTAGATTGTGATTAAATCTAAAATCCGCGAGTCTAGGGCACGCCATCAAAGTTGATAGAATTGTAGCATCGAGGATAACATTCTTCTTACCCCCTGCTACAATCTCTACAGCTTCCTGTAGCATTGTTTCGTTGACTGAACTATTGTCTAGTTCGTTACTCATTTTTCTTGTATCCTTCCAACAGTATTTTGTGACTGATGTTGAGGTTCTGGTCGAAGTAGTTTAATGCTTCAACCACAGCCTGCATGTCTTTACACGCTTATCGAATTGCTCTGTTCTTTTATCGATAGAATCGTGTAATCGAAACTGTGAAACTCCGCCGCCTAATAGAAAGTTAATCTCCCTATCTCTAGCGGTAACTTTCTTAACTAGGTTCTTAGTATCCACTATTGCACCATCCTTGGTATGACAACAAGCTTGGTTTCATCAGTGACTTTAAGGGTATACCATCCCTCAGGAAGTTTATTACCCTTAAGGTCAAATAGGTCGGGGTGAGACATATTACCATCATCCCGATATATAATCCAACCACTTCCGAGTAGTGCTCCGCCCGGCATGTCATATGCGAATACTTTGCACATGATACCATTGTGCGGAATTTTATTCTTGTCACGCTTCGCCATATGACCCTCATAATTAAGTATCTCCTTCATGATTACACATCAAAAAGAGAAACCTAAGTATTCCAGTTTCATTCAGCTTACCACACAATCCACAACGCCATTCAAAGCGTATGAAAAAGAGTGAAGATAAGCCAATTAGTGATATCGTCACGTTGATTATAGTTCCGATATCAGTTAATAGTTTCAACATCGACAGGTGCCCTTTTAGGATTACGTTTACGCCACCTGATTGCGAGTTGTCTCATGTGTTCAGCGATAGGACCATCGAACCTCTTTCGAGAAATTCCATGTGTCTTATTGCTAATCTCAAGAGCACATTGTCCACAGATAGGTGGAGTATGACCCCCATTGACGAACATACTGGTAAGTAAGTTCTCAGGGTATTCCCACTTACATTCAGGACACCTAGTTGGTTTGGGCATTATTCCTCAGGCTCCTTGAATATTTCATTCCATTGGTCAGGAGTAATACCAGTGAGAAAGAATTCCCGATACTCTGGGATAACATTAGGGAATGCCTGTTGAATAGCAAGTCCCTTCATTTGCCAGTTATACCAACACTGGCTTAATTCCTCAATAGGAATAGGCATAGTTAGTGCCTTACCTCTACACTCAACACGAGTATCAGTCTCACTAAGTTTTGTGAGATGAAACTCTAATCCGCGAGGACTGATTCGATATATTCTTAGCATTAGTCACCTCATAGTCTGGCCGCAGCCGTTACAGACTTAGCCGCAGTCTTAACACCCTTGAACTTTTCTTTGTGCTTCCGCACAATTATTTCGGCTAACTGTTTACCGATTTCACCCTCATTCCACGTTTGAGCTTCACCTTTATTCATGGCAGCGTGATAATTGCGACGCTTACCTTCTACGATTCCGTCGAGATGCTCATCAATAGTTCCCTCTGCCTCAGGGAATGTGATGTTAATTACTGATGATGTTTGACCAATACGACGAAAGCGTCCCGGTGCAGCTTGGTCCTCATTCTGAGGATTCCACTGTCTCTCATGCATAATACTATCAGCGCCAGTCTGAAGGTTTAATCCCTCACCACACGCTAATGTAGATGCAATCATTATGCAACGTTTTGTTGCATTGAAATCCTCTTGAATCTGATAACCAGCAGGCTTACCAGTGTGCTCAGATGTATAACTGAAAATCTTGATTCCCTGATTTCTCAGTTCTTGTGCAAACTCCCACCAATCAGGATTTGTTTCTTTACTACAATTGGTGAGTGAACTGATTAACAGTTGTCCAACATCCTTGTGGTGGACAAACACTACAATCTTACGGTCAGTGTCCTCAACAAACTGTTCAAGGAATCCCAATGTTGCTGGTATCTTAGCAAGTCCGGTGATATGACGCATACGCGCCATCTTAGCAAGGATTTCGATACCACTAATGGCATCTTCCTCACCACCGATAACATACTCATTATACCATTCAACGAATTCTGATACTGAATCATCGTATGTAGACTGTTGCAACTCATCAAGCTGCACAGGCAACTTCATACGATTAATATCAGGGAATTCATCCATCACTTCATTATACTCACGACGCATAATGAGTGAGGCTGTATATTCCTTGAATTTCTTCACATTACGAATACCGCCCATCTTTTTCTTGGCGCCTTCGTAATAGTATTCAACCCACGTATCGAGATAGTGTTGATACGAATGGAACTTCACAGGGTCAATTAAATTGAGCGCGGGGAAGAATTCACTACCACGATTCTTCCAAGGTGTGCCGCTCAATTCAATAACCTTGCAATCACTATTAGCTGACACAAGTTTACGAACTTCCTGTGTCCTTGAACTGTCGGGATTCTTAATTTGTTGAACCTCATCAAGAATGACAAGTTTAATTCCCAGCTTATGCAATTTCTCTCTTGGAAAACGTCGCAACAGGTCATAAGGTATAATGTATATCTTAAGACCCGGCATGAGAAAATCACGACTAGTGGAAATAATTTGGCCGATAAATTCAGGCCCAAGCCATGTAACAGCAGCCTTAAACCACTGAAACTTGATAGCACTCTTAGTGACTATCATAGTTGGTGTGTAAGTCTTGGAATGGAACCTCAACAATGCTAGAGCCTGTATAGTCTTACCAAGGCCCATATCATCGAAGATTCCATAACCCTTCTGCACGGCTAATGCTACTTCCGCAGCACGAGCACCTACTGTCTGGAAGTTATAGAGTTTGAATTCTCCACATTTTCTGCAACGATTAGAAGGAATATGCTCTGCACGCGCTTCCTCTTTAGTAGGCCATACGTGTTTGCAAGCCTTAATCTCAGGCTTCCAATCATTAGACACCATTGACTCATATGGTGTAGCGCGTGGAATGACCTTCTTAATAATGTGGAAGCACTCAAGAGTAATGAGTTTTACTTCATTACCTTCTTTGTCCACAGTATTAATTGCGAACTTCTCGACCGCAACCTTGCCACACTCAGGACATTTATCCTGTAAGCGTGTCACTTGGTATTTAGGTCTATAAACCTTTTCCTCTACCTTGATATTACGCTCGATGGTGTGTTCTTCAAACTCTACTTGAATAGTAGCACCAGAACGTAATGCATCAATGATACGAGGGTCCAAACTGATTGTTGCACACTTAGTTAGGTTATTACATCCTAACTCTTTAGCTTTAGTAGTCCATGTAGCATCATGGTCGTGGCCCGGTCCTACTAATGCGTGTGCAATCTCATGTAGAATAGTATCCACAATCTCAGGTTCTGGATGTGTATCTACATGATGTGCATTAAGAATAATGCACTTATCCTGATGACTGCACAATCCTAATGCACCATCAGAATTAGGAATTAGACGGATGGACCAATCTTTAAGTCCATGCTCATCTAACTTATCCCGTAATAGTTTAGTTGCAGTATTTCGGTTCATTGTTAGTCCTTATTAAATATCGTATTTGTCGCCGTATTTATCCTTCCACATTTGCCGTTCCTCAGAACGTGGAATAACAGCAAATCTGTAGGCGTGAACACGAATGACACAATTAGTCATATCAATATCCTTGTGATAAACAAGAATACTGATAAGGTCTGATACTGAGCCTGAAAAGACAAAGCCCTCAGAATTAGTGGGTTGAATCCAGATTCTATCTGTGTAGATATCGACAGAATCATTAGTGAGCGTCATACGCACTACATTGGACATTAGTTAAACTCCTATTCAGCTTGAGTTTTAGCCGCAGCAATACTCTTTTTAAGCATTTCCGCAGCCTCAGGAATAGTGCAGCCTTTTGCAACTACAACCATCTGGAGTGTAAACTCTGCTACGCCCAATTCAGCAGCATACTTGCGAAGCTCAACTTTATCAAGCTTCGTAGCTTTTTTAGTTCCAGTGGTTTTAATAGCGGCAGGCTTAACAGGCTTAACCTTGGTAGGCTGATAGTTGATATCTGCAATCTTAAGCTTTTCACGCTCCTCTGAGCGTAATTGATTCGCCATCTGATTGAGATATACTTGAATGGCTTTCTGAGCGTTATTCGCTTCAACAATCTTCTCATTATACTCGAAGATTACTGATTTGAATTTCTCAAAACGCGCCATTAATTCCTGAGCCAATACATATGGCTTATTGGTAATCTCAGGATTATTATCAATCTCTGCTTTCAGATTGATAATGCTGACAGTCTGAGCGTTGAATAAATCCGTCCGCACTTGCACGGTATTATCCACGCGCGCGGCCTGCTGTAATGCATTAGTTACTACATTAACAGTCTGCTGATTAGCTTTTAATTCAGCAGTAGCCTTAGATTCTTTTTCCCAGCATTCATCACAGAACCACATATTACCGTAGTGAACTGTGATTTTTACAGGGTTTTCCTCAGTGTGAACCTTATCGCAGCATTCACACTCTCCGTAGTAATCTTGACCTTTTCTAATTCTTTCCATTTTTACTCCTGAGGGTTATTTTGAAAATAGTTAATAATATTATGTCCACTTTTTGGGACTGCGCCTAACACGAAGTAAATGCAAACTATATGCCATACTACTAATAGTGTGACAAATTTTGTCACCACAAGGGATTGGGGGTCATTACACTTCTGGTGTGGTATTTTTACCACAAGTGTGGTCGATTTACCACAGTCATTTTGACACAGCGAAGGGAAGGCGAAGATAATATTAGTGTTTCGCTTTGCATATGAATTAGAAGTTTAATATTGTATAATAGTATAGTTCTCAGAATATTAACATTTACTGCTGTCTGCGGGTTCCCTACTGTTTCCCTACCCTTTCCCTACCCATTCCCTACTGTTTCCCTACTACCGAAAGTGGCCTAAGTCCTTTCGTATCAGTCATTTACGGGCGACCCCCTGACTTCCGGTATAGCCTATACCACCATATTAGACCCCTTCTAGGTGGGGTATTATTATGGTATATATTATTAAAAAAAAAAAAAAAAATAAAGAAAGCCACACAACCCCTAACTATAGTCAAAATGGGCTAAAATGCCGGTATGGGCCATAGGGGGAGTCGGGGGGTATCTCGTAACTCGCTGTCAGTCAACCACTTAAGCCACATCCGACAGTAGGGAAAGAGATAGGAGACAGTAGGGAGATAGTTAGGAGAACGTAGGGAAACAGCCGGATGTGGGTTCCGGAAGCATATCTGAGTCTAAATAAAACTACAGGTTGCGTAGATAATATGATGATAGAACTATAATATTATCTCATTTGGGCGATTAGCATCCTGACGTATCGCGCTCTTGCGCGAGACACTACCGTAATAACACTAGGATTGAATATGAGAGGGGATTTTGCGTGGGGAATACCTGAGTGGCCGGAGGCTAAACCGACGCGCTCATATTCGATTGTGGCGAGACTTTCGCGGGAGGGCGAAAATACCATTACAGTATAATAATATTATAAATAGTATGATTA